ACGTCCCGGTCGTCGCCGTCAGCCCGGCCATGCTGACAGCAGCGCTAAATGTTCCAGTCGTCGCCGTCAGCCCCGCCATGCTAACAGCACCGGTAAACCCCCCGGTGGTTCCCGAGATGGCTCCCGTGAATGTGGAAGTCCCGGAGAATGTCCCGCTGGCGATCACCGGGGTGTTGATTGTCGGTGACGTCAGCGTCTTGCCGGTCAGCGTCTGGGTGCCGCCCACCGTGGCCACCGACGCTGCGTTGGTGCCTGCCGTGGTCACCCGGAGATCGCCGGTTCCGACAGTCAGGATGCCGGACGTGTGGGCGGCAACCCAGTTGCCGCTGTTGAAGTTGATGGTGAAGCCGCTGGCACCGTAGAGGTCAGATACCTTGAACGTGGTCGACCCGACCGTTGCGCCATCATCGACCACCGGCAGGAACGCCCCAGTCGCCGAGATCGTGCTGGCCGCCGACACCGCGCCGTTCTTGTCGGCGCTGAATTTACTGACGCTGTCCACCTGTAGATCAATGAGCTTCGACGTTGCGGAGGATGCCGCGTTCGTCACGTTCATCTTGATGGAGGTGTAGGTGGTGCCTACGTTCGTCCACAGGTCCGTCATGGCATTGATGAACATGTTGGCCATGCGATTACCTCTTCAGCCTGCGCCGTGAGAAATTGTAGGTCTGCGACGAGATCGTGTGCTGGCGCGCGATCGCGGATTCGGTCACCAGCGTGGCCGCGATATTCGGCCCGATGCCGGCAAGATGATATTCCAGCCGCCCCTCGATCGGCTGTGCCCAGTCGATGCCTGCATAGCCGTCCGTGCTGATGATGGCGGTGCCGGCGTCGACATCGACCGGGGTCAGCACCCCGCCCAGCCCGCGCGCGTAGTCGACGTCAAAGGCAACTCCGACGCTGATGTCGTCCGGCGAGTCGATCTCGAACGTCGCCTTCGTCCAGCGAGTTTCCTGCATGGGCGAACCGGCCGCCGTGAATGGCAACCGGATGTAGCTTTCGACCGCTGCCCCATCGAACGACGTTCCACGGTTCATCTCGTAGACGAAGCCGTCCTGACAGCCGACGAGCAGGCGATCGCCAAGGCCATTCTCGACCTCGCCAGCGCATGCGCAGAAAACCTCGATCGGCAGCTTGAACGGCAATGTCTCGGGATATTTGCGCCCGATATAGACCGTGATTCCGGTGCCATCAGCCCAGAACAGCCGGTATTGATCCTTCGCCTTGATCCGTATCGAAGCGACGGGTTCTATACCCTCATCGCGCTTCTGCCTGATCAGCCTTTCCGCCGACTGTGTCACCGTGCCCATGCGCCAATCGCCAAAGGCTGCCGTCGTCGGCAGCGAGCGCACACCGCCGTCATCGAGGAACATTGGGTTGTCCATCATCTGCGCGGTGTAAGGTTGCGCACCTGATACGTCGGTGATTGGCTGCAACATGAACTCGGTGGCATCGCTGCCGGTCAGGTAGTCGATGCGGTTTTGGGCAAAAATCAGCAACGAAGTCGCAGCGGCTGTCATCAGTCCGGTGATCCGATCGCCGAATGACATCTCGCCAGCGCCCGTGGTGGAGATGAACTCAAGCGGCTCGCCGAGCGATGAGTGCAGCAGCGTTCCGGTGGAGTAGCCTAGGAACAGATAGTTCTTGAAATGGCTGATGTAGGTCGGTGCGTCGAACGTAGCCGATACGATGATGAACGATCCGTCCCACCCCGCAATGAAGTCGCCGACATCGAGATTGGCTCTGGCAACACTGTGGACGCCGCTCTGCGAGCCGCTGGTATCGACCGCCGCGCCGCCGAGCGTTGCCGAAAACTGGAACGTGGTGGTGGTGAGGCCGGTCGCGATCACATAGTAGGTCGTGCCTGCTGTCACGCCGGTCGGTAAAGCGCCCGTCGTTGCGAACACGATTGACTGGCCGGCGGTATAGCCATGCACTGTGTAGGGGGAGCCGACCGGCTCATTAAGGGTTACCACGCCCGGGCTGGCGATCGTCATCGTTACCGTCAGCACCAGATAGCCGACCAGATAAGTGACGCTGACCGGCTCCCCGCCATCCAAGTTGGTGTTGATCGGGGTCAGGACGGTGCCGCTCCACTCGAACGCAGTTCCGACGCCGCTGGCGAAGTACATGCTCGGAGAGCGCGCGGCACCGTAGAAATTGTGATTGGTGAAATCGTAGTGGCCGCCGGCCACGAGGGTGACCGCCGTTGACGCCGCCGATGTGCCGCCGACGACATACTCGCCCTCTACGAACTCAGCGACATTGCCCGACACGAACGGCAGCGTCGATCCGAAGGTCTGCAACACCCAGCCGCCATCACTGGCTTTGTACATCCCAGCCGAAGTGACATCGATGTCGCGGAAAGCGTAGACGTCACCGCTGTACACCCAGACCCCACGCACTGGGCCGGTGCCAGGCACCGGGCCAATGGCAGAACGCCGGCTCGCAATCTCGGTTGGGTCCGTCGCATCGGACGGCCGGGAGTGACCGTCGAAACGCTCATAGCCGCCGAGGCTGGTATAGCCGGCGACGTCCGGTTCATAGTTGCTGGCTGATATCGCCTTGCCGGGCGGCATGGCGATCGGCGGTGAGGCCAGATCGAGGCCGCCAAGCATCAAGGATGTCTTGATCTCGATCGGCATCAGGCCAATGGCTCCCCCCATGACACTTTCGGCAACTGGTGAGCCTCAAGCATCGAGAAGTTTGGCATCAGGCGCAGCCGCACGATCGGGATGCGCGGACCCTCATCGAAGCCTTCGACATACTGCAGCGCCGCATCCTTGATGATCGTATGAAATTCGACAGGCATCTCGGGGATGTCGCTGTCGCACCCCGCGCAATTGCGTCTCGTAAAAGCGGCTCCAGCTAAGCGGGCGCAATGGCCCCTCTTCGGCCGGGCCGGTCGCCGTGAGGTAGATCGACAAGCCTATGTCAGACCCATCGCCCTTGAAACCCCACTGCGAAAAGCGGGTGATTGGCGCAGCCGCAACCTCGTCGGTAAAGGCCGTCGCGGCGTAGCTCGACTGCAGAGCTACCGTGTTGCCTGTGAAATAGCTCTGCAGCCAGCGCCACATCCGGTGAGCGTTCTGGATGTCCAGATAGCCTTCCCGAACGAAGTCCACGATCTGCTTGAGACGGCGCGTCTGGCCGACCACCGTCGCCGGCAGCGGGCCTTCGATGGTGCCGGTTTGCTGCGCCGTCATCTGGCAGAGTTCGAGATAGTTCATGGCTCACGCGGCCTGCTCTGTTCGAGCCGCCACCGCTTCCGCCTCGATGCGAGCGGCCTCTTCCTTCTCCCTCTGCGTCAGCGGCGGTTCTATGTGAAACACGCTGATCGGGTATTCCGGCACCTTCCTGAAGCCGGTGATGTTCAAATCCGCGTCCACCTCCGCGATGTGCGCCACCGCATTTTCCAAGGCGTGGAAATACTTGAAGTCGACCCAACAGGTTTGCGCGCGCGGGATCAGGATCGGAGATCCGTTGACCGACGTGAACACCGGCTCCGCGCCACCCGGTTTTTCCTGCTGCTCGATGCGCAGTTGCACACTCCGCCTGCCAGGCTTGTGACGCTTGCTGGGTGGCTCGACCCTGACAGGCTCGTTCTCTTCCTTGCCATCATCGTATTCGATGGTGTCGGTCGGGAAGCCAGCCTGCGCCATGATCGCCTTGATCTTGATGGCCCCCATGTTGGGGCGGACATCAAGGCCCATCGTCGCGCTGACGATGGACGCCAGCGCAGTCGGGTTGAGGATATCGATCGGGACGCTTTTCTTCATAGGTCAGCCCCCCGCCTTGATTACCTGACCGTCCGGCGTGACATTGACGGATGGGGGCGGGGAGCCAGCGGGAGGAGACGGCTCCCCGCCTTTGAGTTCCTCGTCGTCGTCAGGGGTGACTTTCCCGACTTCGTCGGCAGAACCCTCATCCTCGACGTCGTCGTCGTAGGATGATGTGGATTTCGAACCAGTCTTCTTGGGGTCTTTGGCCATGTTAATTTTCTCCCGTTGGATTGAGGAAAAAGCCGGGCGGAGTTTTCCCGCCCGGAAAGTTGGGTTAAATCAGGCCCAAGCGCCGACCACGCTCGCAGCCGTAGTCGCGGCGAGGATGCCGTCGACCAGCCACAAATTGGCGGCGATGTCAGTGAAGGTGATCACTGTTCCCTTGACGCCGCCGGATGCCGCGACCAGCGTGATCAGGGCGTCGGTGCCGCCAAGGGCTTCGGTGGAACCAGCAGCGAACGTGGTCGTGCCGAATGTCATCATGCCGACCATGAAGTCGGCGTTGGTGGCCGTCTTGATGATGCAGCTACCGCTGGTGATCGTCGTTCCGATAACCACCCTGACGAGGCTCTGGGAACCGGTGGCGGGTGGCAGCAGGTAGACGTTGCTGCCCGTCGCCTTGTTGATCGTATTGGTGCCCGGGATCAGGGTGCCGGTCGCAGAGGTCGTGATGGCCTGAACCGTGCTTCCGCCCTCGCGCAGGTAACGCTCAAGGGCGTGGTCGTCGCCCATCGAGATGGCTCTCCGGGCGGCGGCGCTCTCTAGTGCTGTGTATGGCATGTGCGTGTTTCCTTGTTTCTGTCACCACGCTCATGCGTCGTCGCGGAACGCACGCCAGCGCAGCAGCTTGGCCGACACGGCAACTGTCGCGCCGATGGTGAAGCCCTTCGACGCCGATGCAGCCGTTCCCTCGTAGCGGGCAATGCTGGTGGCCGCCGTGGTCACTGCACCGACCGCCGCGCTGTTGTTGTTGTAGCCGTGGATCACGTTGACGGTGACCGTGGCGTCGTCGGTGCCGAGTACGCCGCTGGCGAGGTTGGTGATGACGATGTTCTCGGACTGGAAGGTGCCGACCAGCGACCCCTCGACCAGCGTCAGGAACCCGGCAGCGGTGCCGGCCGACCAAGTGGTGGCCGTGGCGAGAACGCTTTGAACCAGTGCTGTCGCCCCCGAGGTTACACCCCGGATGGTTGCGCCTGAGAGGATTTCGGCGGTGCCGCCGCCGGAGAACGGGACCACCCACGGGATCAGATATTCGGTGGTGATCAGCGTGCCGTCCGTGGCGTTGTAGACTTCGACCGAGTTTGGAATGAAGCCGAGTTCGACGTTGATGGCAGCGCCGGCTCCGAGGGCGACGCCGTGTCTGGTGATGCACTTGGTCATGGTGATGGTTTCCTTCTGGCGGCTTCGTCAGTGACCGCCGTTGAGTTCAGGGACGCCGTCAGACGCCCCTGTAGTCCTGCGATCGTGGTGGAGCCTGTTGTGCTCCGCGATCGTTAGGCACCTCAGATTGCCAACCTCGTTGCGCTTCCGGTTCTCGTCGTCATGGTGAACGATGTAATCCGGCGACAGGTAGAGGCTGTCGCCAAGGCGGATGAGAAACGGCGATTTTGGCTGGTTCTCCCGCAGCCAGCGCTCCATCACCAGACGATGCTGGAAGATGTAGCCGTTGCTGGCGAAGGGATGGTCTGGGCAATTCTCATAGACATAGCCGTCAGAATGCATGGTGATCCCGCCACCCCACTTGGGGTTTAGAGGGCCTGACGTTCGCTTTGAGATGTCGGCTCCGTACCTTGTCGATGCATGCTTGCATTCGTAGCTGCAGAACCTGCGCCGATCCTTGTGACAGACCGGGATTTCAAAGGGCTTGGAACACCGCTCGCATGTCAGCGTAAGGCGCTTGCGCTGTCTTTGCCCGCGCCCAACGGATGCACATTTGATCGAGCAGAACTCGGCCGTCGATTTGCGGCTCGGAGGCACGGTGAACCCCGAACCGCAGATTTTGCACACAATGGTGCCGCGAAACACGGATGGCATTGAACTCTCCTGATTGAACAGGTACGCCATATCAGATATACTTCCTTTCATCCATCCGTGGTTTTTGGCATCAACCCCTTATTTTCAAAGGGCCGTCACCGCAACTTCCAATCTGGCCATCCACGCTTGATTAAGAATAAGCGCGGCATGCCAAGTCTTCCAGCCGACGTAACCTCTCTGGCCGAGTGGATCGTCTTTGGTCTTCTGTCCGACAGGAATAATAGTTGGGGAAACAGCGCCCTGTCCTCTTAGAGCAACCATGCCCCAAGCGTCCTGCCCGAAGTAGATCACCGGGTAGACGTCGGCGTTGGTGCCGCCAACCATTGCGCCCTTCGCAGCGCCACCCTCAAGGAACGGGTTCAAGTCAGGCGACAGGATGTACCTGACGTCCTCGCATGAGCCGATCTCGTATTCGCTGATGGGCGACCGGGTGCCGTACTCGGCAACCGTCTTGAAGCCGGCCAGCCCGCGAATGTCCGACTCGACGTCGGTGTGCGCCACCGCCACGTAGGCCGCTTCGACCGCGCGCGTGCCGTAGTCGCTGGAGGGCGACAGGGAGCGCGTGATCTTCTGCGCCTTCAGGGCCTTCAGGGAGCGGAGAACCGCCCGCTGCTTGCCCAGCGTGATCGGCGTGTTGACGTCGGTCCTCGCCGTGCCGTTGGCGTAGTAGACCGCCGTGCCTGCGCGGACCACGCCGTAGTTGAGCGCCTCGATGGTGCGGCCGATATTTTCGCCGGCCTGCATAGCTGCGTCATTTAGCACAGGATCTTCATGAAGATCCTCGATTTTGTCAGTAACGACAACTACTTGGCCGTACTGGCGAAGTGTGGTCGAAACATCTTCATAGGAGAATTGCGTTTCGGTGGGGGTGACACCTTCCACCAATGGCGTGGTGGCTGCGGTGAATACTCTCGGACGCCGAAATTTAATGGTGTCCGTCTTGTTCTTCGGCATCGCCTTGCTAAGGCCGAGCTTCTCCAAGACCATGACTGGCTTGGCGTGCTTGAGCATTTGCCTTTCGGCATAGACGTTCGTGCGTGGAGATACGCCACCATCGGCGTATTGGGTCAT